CTACCACTGACTAGCGCCATTTGTGGGCAGTGTATAGTGCCAATTCGAGTGTCTCCTTAATTGCGTTGACATTTTCGCAAAAATAGGCTTCATAATCTCGCCAGTTAACTAATCTGACATAGTTATCTGAGTAATGTACCCAAGAATCCGGCCATTGGAAGAGATTGATGTTGAGGATCTGGACAGTTTCTAGCTTGTGCAGATATTGCTCTATCATCAATTGTTCTTCAACCGTTATCTTGTACTTACGTTCAATCAAAAGGCGAGTATTGCAGCCTACGGGCCTAGCTACCGGGCAATCTAGCAATGCACTCTTCACTTGTTCTCTTTCCCACAGTGACATTACTCTATCTTTCTCCAAGAACCCTCGAACATCATATGATCGCGTAATTCTCAAACCATACAATGCAAGTGCCTGGATTATAGGACAACCCGGATATTGGTGCAAATAAGACAAACTTTTGCACCGCAGCAGCGTTCGCAGTCGCTTTTTATTTCCTCCGGCGTACCTGCGACTACACCAACCGAAACTAGCTAGGACTTCACGCGGATCAGTCACATTAATTCGGTCGATGGGATCATAAATGATTCCACAAAATGACGCTTCAGAAACGCTGCTATATTTGTCGAATTTAATTTCAAAACCCAACTTTCTGAAGTCGTTTTCAATCAACTGCTTTATCCAATCCCCCTTCATTAACCCATCGTCGCCCTCCACGACAATAGGGCAGTCAAATCTACCGGTGATCTTGTAGTAGAAATAACTGAAAAGCGCCCAATTAGCGAAACCATTGCATGAAGAGGTATTCATTTCTCCAGACATTCTCCGAGCAACAATCCAAACTGTGAAGAGCTTGAAAACACATTCATTTAAACCCATTGGAACTTTGTAAAGCATGTTGATTTGTGGATTGTCTAGATACTGCGTGAAGAACTGAAATAATTTTTGATCACAAGCCTTCATTACTTTCTTAACAAAGGACGCCTCAAAGCTCGTGAAATCAGTACCAGCAATGGTATCGCTTGCGAATTCGAACAACTTTTCTATGTAACCGGGTCTATCCTTAACAGGAATATGCTTAATGAATGCTGGATGTTGGTAAAGTTGTTCTTCAATTTTTGCAACCAACGGGCCAAACAACACCTTGAACACATCAGAGCGGGACCAAATGCCCCTACCATGTTTGTATTCTGTGTATGTTTCATCCTTCATAAAGCACTTGAGGAGAGTAAGCTTCTTGTTTTCATCCCAGAGTGCGAGCCCCTCATAGACCTCTCGCAGTTCTTTCTTTCTCCACTCCGGGTATGGTCGATTTGCTAACCAGCTTTCAAAGGACAAGTCTGTATCGATTGTGAGAGGTGTAAAGTGATGCTTCAAAAGCTCTTCACAAAACACCCCAAACTGTTCTATCCAAGCAGGTTGCGGTTTCCTGACACAAGCCATTCGTTTAAGAACGCCATGTATGGCAGTGTCAGGGTCGTCACAATCGGGATGAGGTAAGGCAATGTTAGCAACATGACAACCCAAGGAAACAGCCATCGGCCTACGGGATTCGACGATTTTGAAGTTCCTGTGCAAGGAAATAACCACCTTGTCAGGGCCGTCGTAGGATTTGCATACCCCATCACTTGTTCGATATCCATATGCAACCCATCCCATGCTGTCTCCTTGGGACTGATAAAAGGGAGATGTTGTAGCCTGCGTTTTTCTTCCTGGATTATCGCAATAGCCAGACAGGATGCGTGCTGTTTGACATGTTCTTTAACTAAACCATACTCCCTCTCATAATTGATGGTCTGGACTGTACGTAACGTGTTGGCTAATCTAGTCTGTGTGGTAATTAGGTCATGGTCCAGCGAAAACACCTGTGGAGCGAGTAATTGCGTGACCATTTCCAAGGAAATGACTAGTTTTTCACTTGACTGCCAGAAGTTTACGTGTGGAGGTCTGTAAACAACTTCAACTATTCCAGGATTTTCATGACGTACATTGGAATTTGAATCCGTATCTGCTCTTCCATCAATTGTAGTGATTTTGTTGTTTCTAACTATGCCAACAACTTCATAAGTGCCTACGGGTGAAATGAAGTTTCTACAGAGCAATACTGCGGATACAGCAGTCAAAGCACCGACTACCCACTTAAATGGAGCACACATCAAACGATTAACGTAGTCGGCGACGAACCCAAATGGATTCGGTAAGGTTGTAGCAAATTTAGTGGCAACCCCAACCACTTCAGGTCCCAGTTTGTAAGTGAAGGCAGCTGCCAGGATCTGGTAACCTATGGGCAGTTTGGTATGTACATACCATTTGTATCCTAGAGATTTCGAGTAAAGCGGACTGCTTTTAGGCAATGTTGCGGGGATAACAAGAGGTCCAGGTTTGTCACCGTGGTTACCTCCTTTGCCCGGGCCCATGTCCTTAGCTGCGTCTTTATTTCCTCGAATTTTTGATTCGGAATCTCGTAGGCTTCGTTCAATAAGAGCAGATCGCTCATTCTGCCTAGGTGCCATTCTGGCATGTATGTGGCTTTGACGATCAGGTCGTTTTCTTGACTGACGGTCAGTCCTCCCTTTCTTGGGGACCCACTGTTTCTTCAGAGTAGCTTTTTCGGTTTCAACAGCAGCCTGTTTTGTGGCGGCATCAACACCGTAAGTGGTTTTCGCATGAGATTTATCGGACTTCTTCTGTTCAGGTCTTTCTTCTTCAGTTTTGGTCTTTGGTTTCATGTTAATCGCACCAGGGTGTCGAAGGCTTTGAACCCACCGTTGGCTCACTCTGGATTGGCCAACAGTCTTCACTTCCGTAGAAGTGGAAACTAACGATTTGCCATTTTCCTCCATGGCAAAAAGACGAAACTAATTAAAGGTTCGATTCGAAATACAAAGGTTTGAGTAGTTTCC